AACAGTGTCTCGATGGAACAACGTTTCTGTGGTATTCACCTGTCATATTTTCAAAGAGTGGAACACCGTTAATAAACATAGACGCGTCTGTGAACTCGTATGCCGTAGTCGATTTATTACCCGCAGCTATATGAACGGCCTTTACTGGGTGATTAAAGTAGGTCAAATCAATCGACGTATCGGAAGCAGACATTGGTTGGTATTGTGTTTGGGTAATGAGAAGTTCGTGTTCGCCGTTTGCAAAGAATTCGCGTTCTTGTGTGTCGAGAAACACGTACGAACCATACACTTTTGGTGAAGAACCTAAACTAAATGTACCATTTCTACACTTAATTCTAATTTCAACTTCGTGGTATTGAAGACCGACAAGTGGTAAAGATTTCGTCCAATCTTCACTGAAAAAGAATGGAATTATGTAACTCCCAGTGGAAGCATTATCACCACCATCTTGGGTCGTCGCGGCACATGTCGCTTTTGCTTGAGATTCGTTATATAACGTGTTGTGTACAGTATTAATGAAAAGGGAATCTAATTTAGTCACTTCTTGACCACCAATCCACAAAGAAAACTCAGTTGGTGAAGTTTCATCTGATCTCGCATTCGAGGATTTAAAAATAGAAGCGTCGCTATCATTACTGTTAATATTGGCATTTTCAATCCATACGTAACTCAAAAGATCACCTTTCGATTTGATAGGAATGGAAACTTCGTTTCCAGATCCAAACGTACCAATATAATCCATACGTTCTGGTTTAATAGCAAAGTTTGTGTGACGTTTATAGTTTTGTCTAAAAAAAGAGACTTCTGGGTTGCCTGTGATATAGACATCCTGGGCACCAACGGAGACAAGATCAATCAAAGCAGCTGACATATTTACTACTATACTATATTAAAAAAATCAGGCGTTAACGAAGTAAGATAAAAATGGTCGTGTTCCAGGCACTCACCTGGGAAACACAAGACACGGAAGACGAACACCTTATTAGTATTTTTGGTAAAACGAGTGAAGGTAAATCCGTGTGTGTGACGACGAGTTTTACACCATACTTTTTTATAAAACTCCCTAAGAAAACGACGCCATTAGATGTTCGTAATTTGTATACAAAGATTGATAAAACGTGTCCTGAGTGTCTGACGAGTTACGATATTGTTCAATCTAAAGATGTATGGGGGTTTCAGAATAATGAACAGTTTACGTTTATGCAGTTAAATTTCAAAAATGTAGCGGCGCGACGAATGGTAAATGGAAGACTAAAACGTACATTACCCGATGAATCTATAAAATATAAGGTATACGAATCCAATTTAGACCCCGTCCTGAGATTAATGCATAGAACGGGTATACAATCTACGGGGTGGTTGGATACCGGCGACGAGTGTGTGCGTTCGTATCTCGCACACGTGGATATAGACTTGTTCTGTAATAACTGGAAAACACTTAAACCCATTGATATTCCCGAGACGGCGCCATTTGTCGTGGCTTCTGTGGATATTGAGTGTAATAGCTCAACCGGTAAGTTTCCTGATGCAGATGTAAAAGATGATGCGTGTTTTCAAATTGCTGTATCACTTGCACATTTTGGTTCCGATATACCGTACGATAAAACGTGTTTCTGTTATAAGAAGACGGACCCGGATTTAGAAGGGTGTATAATTAAAAGTTACGATACAGAACGTGAAATGCTTATGGCATTTAAGGCGTATATGATGGAAAAGGATATTGACATTATAACTGGGTGGAACATATTTGGTTTTGATTTGGAATATATTATGAAACGTGCGGTCATGACACATTGTGATCCATCCTTTTACGAAATGAGTAAATTGAAAAACCATACGTGTGAACTTGTGTATAAGAAATTATCGTCGAGTGCACTTGGTGATAACGACCTTAAGATTTTACCTATACCCGGAAGGTTTATTTTTGATTTGTTTCATGAGGTTAAAAAAGGGTACAAACTTGATTCGTACAAACTCGATAATGTTTCAAAATTGTACCTCGGTGATAATAAAATCGATATGCCTCCGAAAGAAATGTTTGCGCGTTTCGTTGAAGAAGACCCCGTGAAGTTACGTGAAGTTGCGGAGTACTGTATTAAGGATACTTTGTTACCACACAGACTTTTGTCTAAACTGTGTACACTCATAAACTTACTAGAAATGGCAAAAGCGACTTGGGTTCCTCTGTGTTATTTGGTCGAACGGGGACAACAAATCAAAGTATTTAGTTTATTAACAAAAAAGGCACGTGAAATGGGTTTCATGGTACCAACACTATCTTGGGGTCAACAGTCTACAATAGGATACGAAGGTGCAACTGTTCTCGAAGCACAGAAAGGTGCCTATTATACACCTATTACCGCCCTAGATTTTGAAGGCCTGTATCCATCAATCATGATGGCACACAATTTATGTTATTCGACCCTCGTTATGGATTCGAAATACGAAGACATACCTGGTATAAAATACGAAACGTTCGGGTTTTATAAGTTTGCACAAGACGTTCCGAGTCTTCTGCCAAGTATTCTCTTAGAACTGAAACAGTTTCGTAAACAAGCTAAAAAAGATATGGCACAATCGACCGGTGCATTAAAAGAAATGTATAACGGTAAACAATTAGCGTATAAAGTGTCTATGAACTCTGTATACGGTTTTACGGGTGCAGCAAAAGGTATGTTACCATGCGTACAAATTGCATCTACGGTAACGTTAAAAGGGCGAAGCATGATTGACGAAACAAAAGCATACGTTGAAAAGAATTTTCCGGGTGCAAAGGTAAGGTACGGTGACTCTGTAACACCGGATACACCTTTACTTATTCGTAAGAACGGGTGTGTACAAACGTGTCGCATCGATTCACTTGTAAATGAATACACTTTACGTGACGACGGTAAACAAATTGGGTACATAAATGCTGAGGTATGGACAGAGAATGGATTTACACCGATACACCAAATTGTAAGACATGAAACGGATAAAAATATTCACCGCGTAGTAACACACACGGGTATAGTCGACGTAACTGAAGATCATAGTCTTTTACTCGAAAATAAGGAGATTGCTAACAGGTTGGTGTAGGAACGGCGTTACTCCATGGAAACTGTGTAAATTCTATCGATACATGTACTGATACGAGTATTACTAAAGAAGAAGCAAAAGTTATGGGGTTTTTCTTTGGTGATGGATCGTGTGGTACATACTTATGTAAATCTGGTGTAAAAAGTACGTGGGCTCTGAACAATTCAAAATTGGAGTATTTGGAAGAAATGCAAAAATTGTGCCCTTTCGAAACAGTAATATATGATACGATTAAAAGTTCTGGTGTCTATAAACTTAACGCTAAAGGTTTGGTCGTAGATATTGTAAACAAATATAGAAACTTGTTTTACAACTCACACAAAGAAAAGGTAGTACCGTCATGTATTTTAAATGCCCCTTCGGAGGTAAAGAAGGGAGTATGGGAATGTATATGTTAGGACGAAAATTGGGGTACAACGTTTCTATAAACACGCGAGATGATAAACCATTCATTTTCAGACAAACGTGGACAAAGTCTACACAAAGAAAAGATCCACAAAAAATAAAAAAAATTGAATGTCTTGGAAAAACATATGGTTACGTGTATGATTTAACAACCAAATCCCATCATTTCCATGTGGGTCCAGGTGATCTCGTCGTTCATAATACGGATTCTGTTATGGTCGAATTTGACGTTGGAAATCGTAAAGGTATGGAAGCGATCGAGTATAGTTGGGAACTTGGTGAACGTGCCGCGGGTGAGTGTACCAAACTGTTTAAAGCACCAAATAATCTCGAACTCGAGAAAGTATATTGTCCGTACTTTTTGTATTCAAAAAAGAGGTACGCCGCGAAACTATGGACAAAAGGAAAAGACGGGAATATGAATATGGATTATATAGATGTTAAAGGTCTTCAATTGGTTCGACGTGATAATACACCACACATGCGTGAAGTGTGTAAAGAACTACTCGATGTCGTGTTAGAAAGTAGTGATACCGGACCACCAAAAGCACTCGCTTTACAAAGAGCTATTGAACTTATTGAAGGTGATGTACCGAATGAAAAGTTGATACTTTCACAAAGTCTTTCTGATTCGTATAAAGTAAAAGGTTTCACAGTTTCTATTAATAGTCCTGATATTAAGGATATTAATCAAGCACACGTCCAAGTTGTAAGAAAAATGCGTGAAAGACAACCGGGTTCCGAACCACAATCGGGTGATCGTGTACCTTATATTCTTATCGATACGGGTGATCCGAAAGCAAAGGCATTTGAAAAGTCTGAGGATCCAAAATATGCAAAGGATAATAATTTAAAAATAGATTATAATTATTATTTCATAAACAAATTTTTAAATCCCGTGTGTGATTTAATTGAACCACTTTTTGAAGATCCAAAAGAAGAAATATTCGGTGAACTTTTAACACGTGTTAAACCAAAACGACGACCTAAGAAAAAAGTAGAGGATGAAATTGAAGGGCAGCAGAAAATAAGTGATATGTTCAAATCGCTTAAAAAATAGTGACGTATATAAAATATGACGTCCAAAAAATTACAGACACTTTGGGAAGAGGAAGTGGAAACGGAAGTATATAGACGTAGTATAAAACTAATGGAAAAAATATCACATAAATATTCTATAAATTTAAAACTTTTACTTTCAGAAATTCCAAACCCATTAAATTTCTGTAGGGGGTTTAAAAAGGATGGTTCTCCGTGTATAGCAAGAGCCAAACTTAATGGAATGTGTGGGAGTCATATCGATCAGCCTCAACTTAGAGGACCGGTAGAAATGGTATTTAAAAATAACGTTGCGTGGAATTATGTAATAATGAACAAATCAGCTATTCTACTAACATCAATTGATAGTTTTTATAATATCCCCGAGAATAGAGCTACACTTTTAGAAATTTTAAACAAAACGAATGGGATTTCTTTAAGAAATCTAGAATGGTTTATTACGAACTACTCAAAGAAAAATAATTTATCGTACAAAACAAACGACGGTAAAATATTTAGTGTACACTGTGCATATAAATCGAGTTTAGATGGGTATAGTAAAAAATTGTTCGATCCATTTTGTAGATCAACAAAAATATCATACACCGTTCCGGGTACATCCAATGAAATACATACGACCGTGGCACAACTGAATTTCATAAGATGGTGTATAAAAAATAATATAATTGAATATATTCACAACAATAAAAATGAACTTTTTTCTAAACAAGTGACATGACACCATTTTCAAAAATAAATGTTTGGTATCCGACATAATACAAGTGTAAAGTGTAATCACTCGTAAGACCTTCTTTCATAGTAACATCTAAAACCGTTCGGTTAGATTGTAACTGACTAAAATCCAACATTCCCGATGGTTCTAC